TCACCAGCATCGCGATGCGCTGCTGTTCGGAATGTCTTGTTTACTGTAACTGTAGTAAACACAGTTCCTGGAACCAGGAATGCTGGATCAATTTTATCAGCCGCTGCGCGTTGAGCGGCATGTTTTGTGGGTAACAGTTCCCTGAATCCCTTGTCTAGCGTTTGAAGAAACGGAAAACCCATCTGAAACTTGTCGTAATGATTTTGTGTATAAGAAGTAGCACGACCGTAAGGAATCCGAGGATAACGATCAAACCATCCAGCAATACCTGAATTGACGACATTAGCATATGTCGTATCGGAGATGTATGTTTCTTCAACGCCATGTGCTTCTTCCTTGCGCTCTTTGATTGACATTTTGATAACTTTCTTAAGCCAAGTTTCAAAATCAAAATTATCTTCTTTGACCTTTGCGCTCAACCACACTAGACCGCGTGAAGAATCTTCGGATGCGTATCGTTCGCGCAAGGCAGCAACTTCTTCGGCAATATTAATTTTGATGACAGAATATTCTGTCTGTTTCTTGAAGAAATCTAGAACGCGCAATTGAAATTCATTTACCCACTCGCGACCACCACACTTTTCACCTTTCGGTCCTGCGGCAAGTCCACGATTTTGAGTTGCTGTTGCTGCTTCACGCAATCCAGTATATGCAGCATCTTGCTCTTGCTTGCTGAAATAGTTTTTACGAAACTTAAATGCAATATTGCTTTCATCTTCACTATGCAGAAAGCAATCAGTGTCTTCATTGATAACAGTATCAAAATGAGATTCATCTAGGAATTGTCCTAGCAAATGCTCACAGTCAATTTTAGATTGCGCGATAATAATTTTTGTCATAAGTTTCTCCTGCTCATGATATTATATATCCAGCAAGTTGCAATGTCAAAAAACTGTGGGGGCAAGAACTGCCCCCACAGAAACCAGAACGGTTTAGCCTAAACAATTAGGCATTCATCGGAACGCTGATGGCGTCGCGATAAAGCGTCTTGCGCGCACGAGCAATCTGACCGCGCTCGAGATACTTCTCGAACTGCGCAGAAGGATTGCCGAGGCGATACGACAGAGTCTTGGTGCCGTCGCTGAGAGTCGTACGGTTCGTGTAAACCGAGATACCCTCATTACGCGCACGATACGCAAGGTCAGCAGCATTGTCAACCTTAAACATCGCACGAACCTGTCGCGATGTCACGGTGTTGCCGCGAGCAAGATAACTAACAAAAGATTCAAGAGCATTAGACATATAATCACCTTAACAAAAATACCCCTTCAATAATACCGCAAGATTGGGGCTTTCCTTGCGATATACCATTTATTATACTACAACAAATGGCAAAAGTAAACTATTGTGGATGCCTCTCAGCAAAAGTTTGCATCCAATTCTTCACAAGATCTTTAGCCTCATTCCTGCTGACACCAAAAGCATCAGAGACATAAGGAGCAGCACCAAACATATTGATTGCACCAGACTCGCGAAGTTTGTCAAGAAACACATTCACCTTTTCTTGCAGTTCCATTACTTCACTCCCTTCGCAGCAACAATCTTGACAAGAGTGTCAAGAACTCGAGCCCTGATGGCTTCCTCTGTGAGACCCTGTGTATAGAACTCATGCATTTCCTTTGCTGAGAATTCCACAGACTCACCCTTGTATGAGAATCGAGTAGACAAAGTCGATTGGTTATGCTCAATCGTTATATCATTCCAATCCACAACAGCAGGAGCAGGAGTTGCCTCCGCATCAACCTTCGTGTACAGATCCAAGAACGCAGTCTTGGTATCAGTATCGAATCGGTTCAAGCACATCTCGATTGCCTTCAAACGATTGTTGAAGATAGAGAATGCCTTGCTGATATGAACAAGACGACGAGTCGAGATAACTTCATCAACTGCACCATCCGAGAAACTCTTGCGGATGACTTCAGCCCAAGTGATAAGACGGTCAATGAAAATCGTGTCAGTGATGCCAAGAACAGCGAAATTCTTCTCAAGAATCTTGCGCTCAGTGGCAGCAGGAGGATATTCCTGCTCGACCGTGATGGCGAAACGCTCGAGGAATGCTTCGTTGAGCAAGTTTGTACCGATGAACCGACCATCGTCGCTGCCCTTGCCCTTCGTGTTCGCAGTCGCAATCACATTGAAGCCAGCGGCGGGATGGACAACTTCACCAGTCTTCTTGTCGAAATATGGCTTGCCCTCAAGAATCGGCTGCAAGCACAGGATATCCTCGGTGCCGAGGTCACACTCATCGAGCAAAAGCACAGCGCCACGACGCATCGCTGTAATCACTGGACCTTCACGACGGATGGTGTTGCCATCAACCAATTCATAAGAGCCGATGAGATCAGACTCATCCGTGCGTTTCGTGATATTGACGCGAATCAACTCACGCTTGAGCGCAGCACAAACCTGCTCAATCATGAATGTCTTGCCGTTACCTGACAAGCCAGTGATGTAGATGGGGTAGAAGATTCGCGACTTGATGATGTCGCGCATGTCGTTGTAGAATCCGAACGGAACATAAGTTTCGTTGCGGTCAGGCACAAACGACTCAGTGAGATTTGTGGCACGACGGCTGGCAATATTCACAACCTGCGCGACCATCGCAGCAGCAGCCACAGGGACTTCAGCAGTCTGCTTCGGAGCAGCGATCGCGCTGGCAGCACTCGGTGCGATATTAAACAGACCGCGACCGACCTTGCGCTCACGCAGGATGAAGTATGGGAAATTTGGAATCCCGTTCTTCTTGTTGAGGCAATACTCGTTGAGTTCCTTCAGCGAGATTACATCCTTGTCGAAGTGCGCATGCAACTTCTCAAGAACATCCATCTTGCCTTTCAGATCATAATTAGACTTTCTCACATCAAACTCCATAACAAATATAATTTACCATACAACCATTATCGCTCGAATCGACTATAAAGTAAAGCGGTATTTTCTTTATATAAATCAATAACTTACGCAACCGCCAATTCTTCGGCGAGTTTCGTGAGCAGGAGGCGATTGCTCTTCTTGCTTCCCAGGTTCTTGGAGAACTCACGAGCCATCTTGTTCTTGTTCATATTGCTGGTGATAGCAAGTTCTTCGTCAACAATGTTGCTACTCGGAAGAGCAACATAGAAATAATTGTCATAACCAAGACGATCAACAGCAAAGTAATTATGCTCGCGGAAAGTTTTCTTGGCAGCATCTTGTTCAGCGGGAGACTTATCATTAACAAGATGTTTCATATCACGCTGAATGGCTTTCTTGTTGCCAACAAAGAAACCGATATGCTTACAGCCAGTGACATCGGTAACAAGTTCCGTGAGCGCAGACTGCATGTTATAACTATTTTCCACCTTGACTTTCTTCTTGGTCTTTTTATCAATCAGATAGACAACAGATTGACGACGAATATCATACAAAGAAGAATCGTCGCACGTCGGAAACGATAGATTGCTGCCACCGTCACCATCAGTCAGATACACAACATTGCAAACATCAAGTTGATGTGCATTTTGAAACTTGGTGATGATTTCACGAGAAGCAAGCAGAGTTTCTTGGAACGGAGTTCCATTCAAACTAAAACCAGACTCGTACCAATCGTACTTCCACATGCCATGATCTTTGTCTTCAGTGCTAGGGCTGTTGTTCCAGTAATCATAGTGGCGACCATACTCATTGGCAACAACGCACATCGCATTGAACGCACGACGATACTGAACAGGCGACAAAGAAGAGCCAATCAGATGCTTGAGGTGAAAGCAAGTCGTCTGCATCGACATGTCAACAGCACGATTCGAGACAAAACGACTTTTGCTCAGCATATTGCGCAACTTCTTGTTTTCATAACCTGCGGTGGCGTCACTGAAGCCATAAACTTCAAACGGAACCTTGGCAAGTTTACAGAACGACGCAAGCACAAGCATCTGCTCAATCGTGTTGCGAAGAATATCAGCCATCGAACCAGACATATCAACAAACATGACAAAGCCATGATTCTTACCCTTCGGCACGACAGTGATCTTGCGGAACAAGTCATTACTAAACTTGTACTTGTGCAGCACATTCATGTTCAACTCACCAGTGCGAGCAGTCTGCGTTCGAGCATACTCGTTGGCTTTCTTGCGCATCTCGAATTCTTTCAGAATATGCATGATGACTTTCTTGTTGTTGGTGTTAAACTTGCGCACACACTTCTGAACAACAGTGTCATAAGAGATATTATTTTTGCCGTAAGGGAGATTCTTATCAAGCACTTGCACACGGAAGAATCGCTCAAGATCATTCACAACTTCCGTGTTCGGAAGAATAATATTCTCAAGAACAGCATCAGGCAATTCATACATGAAGATCTTGCCAGTCTCGTTGACCAATTCCTGCTCTCGGCGACGGAAATTGCGGTCAGTTACAGACTGCGGTTCACTGTCATCTTCTTGTTCTTCTTCAGTGCCTTCACCAGCACTGTATTGATCGCTGCTAGCATCGTCTTCGTCTTCAGACTCAGTTTGATTCTGCGAATCTTCAGCATCAGTACCGTCTGACTCTTCGTCTAGGTCAGAGTCAGAGTCATCACCATCGTTACCGTCGATGTCATCTTCAAAGTCAGAATTGTCATCGATGTCATCGAAGTCACCAGAATCTTCTGGATTTTCTTGGCGCATCTGCTCTTGAAGATCTTGAAGATTTTGAATCTTGTCTTGCTCATTTTGCTTGGTGTAATCATACACACGGCGAGCAATATCATAAACCTGGTCCCAGGTCTCAGCAGCCTCGATCTCTCGGATGATGTCACGCTCATAGTCATTGAATGAGACAATGACATGCGTGCCCATCTTGAACCGCAGGTTGATGCGGTCAATCAGATTAAGTTTGTTAAGGTCTCTGACCTTCTTGATACCGAAGAAGTCGCGCTCATAAAGAGAAGCATAAGCACGAGCAAAGGACTTGGAAAGTCCAGGGAACTTGCGCTTGACAAGTTTCTCAATGCGTGCATCTTCAACGACATTCAAGAAATCTTTGAACTTCTTGCTGTCGCCTTCCTTCACAGCATCGTGCCAGCCACGCTCAGGAGTATTCAGAGCATGACCGACTTCGTGACCCGTCAGCAAGTCATACAAGTCGCCGTCCATGTCCTTCCAAACAGGAAGAATCATCGTACGATTTTTGAGGTCGAAGTATGCGGTCTTGACATTTTGGTGCGAGACCGTGATATTCTCGCTCGCCAAGAGTTTGGCGAGGATAGACTTAGAAGCCTGTAAATTCGTTTTCATATAGCCATTATCCCTTAAAATAGCTGAAAAGTAAAGGGAAAAAACTATAATGAAATCAATAACTTACGCCACCCTTACTTTTGCCATCTTTTTCAGATTGGTTTTAACCTTTCTCTTGGCGTTTTCTAGATGAATTGGGCTGATGCGATTGGTGTATACAATACCGTCTAGGTGATCAATTTCATGTTGAACACAAACTGCAGTCAACCCATCAAACTCATGTTCTACAAATTGACCACCAACTGCTTGAAAGCGAACATTGATATGGTCTAGGCGATTGCACTTCACATACAATCCTGGATAAGAAAGACAACCTTCTTGAAAATCTGCAATCTTACCAGAAGTTTCTAAAATTTGCGGATTAAACATCACCCATGCCTTTTCGCCCATGTTAACAACACAGACTCTATCTTTTAGTCCAACTTGATTGGCGGACAATCCTAACCCGCCATAATGTCCCATGGTTTCTACTAATGAGTATGCGATATACTCTGCATCTTTTCGAGTAGCAAAATCAAAAGGAATTGTTGGCTGCCTTAAAATTGAGTCATAGAAATCTACTAACTTGAGGATTTCATATTCAACCAACATGCCATCTCTATATTTTAAAATTCTACTCATAGTTACACCATCTGTGAAAAATTCTTCACTTTACCAAATCGTATCGTGTGTTTAAACTTATCAATCATCTGATCAGTCTTGTGAGTAATCACAAAAATGTTTGTATTATCTACAAACATATTTATCAACTTCATAAATTCTTCAGTACCGTTAATGTCAAGAGAACCATCAAAGACCTCGTCGAAGATGAGCAGATTTGTATTGACACTGTTCTTTAACTTGGCGACCGACCTCCAGGTAAACAACAGTGCTAGATCAATACGCTTCTTCTCACCCTCTGAGAAGTTTTCATAACTGAAATCATCTCGGTGACGAGACTTGATGGTCTCCTTGAATTCTTCGTCAATATTAAAATTGACAAAGAAGTCCATCGCAGCCAAATACTTATTAACCAGTTTGTTTATGACTGGAACATATTGCTTAATGATTTTCGACTTAATCCCGCCATCTTTAAGCAGCTGCGCGACAATATCATAATTTTGTGTTTGTTCAGATACTTCTTTTCTTTTTTCGATATATGTTTGTAATGCGTTTAATAACTCTTTTGACTGAGCCTTAAACTCATCGCTCATGGCTGGTTTGCTTTCTATGTCATCAATCTCTTTTTCAAGTTTCGCAATGTAGTTTCGAACCTGCTTGCGAGAAGTATTGATGCGCACAAGATCTTGTTCAAGAGTCTTGAGTTCTTTTTGAGTTGCCTTGATACTTTGGATTCGTTGTAGAACAGCATCACTCTCCACCTTTAGTTTGCTTAGACCTTCAGTAAGTTCTGTAATTTTACTATTACAGGTATGCACTTTTTCTTCTTTGTTATTAATGTCTTGGTCGCAGGTTGGGCAAGTTGAATTTACAGAATAGAACTCGATATCTTTCTCGAGTTTCTGGATATTCCCTTCAATCTTGGCTTCAAGTTGATTTAGTTTCGTAAACTTCTTACTGGTTGAATCATCATCTGACACTTCAGTTAATAGATTCTCAATTTGAGTTTCTTTATCAGTTGCTTCGACTTCAAGTGCTGAAAGCGATTCCGTGTTCTCAGTCACTTCTTGTTTCTTTGCGTCTACGATTTCTTTTGTATTCTTTTTGAGTTCGTCAAGATGTTTCTTGTGTAGTTCAATTTTATCTTTAGTATTATCAATTTGAATCTTGAGTTGCGCTGCTTCGTCTTTCAGAGTATGAATCTTACTCTTAACAATCACATTCATCGCAGAAAAGATCTGAATGTCTAATAGATCTTCAATCACAGTGCGACGATCAGATGCTGACAACTGCATGAACGGAGTAAAGTTAGTCGATCCGAGAATAACAATTTGCGTGAATGACTTGTAGTTCATCTTGAGAATAATCTTTTCAAGATGGTCCTGATAATCTTTTGCCTTGGCGTCTTGATTTAAAAGATCGCCATCGCAATAGATCTCAAATACATTTGGTTTGATGCCACGAATGACTTTATATGACTTCTTGCCAATATCAAACTCAACTTCAACAACGCAATCTTTTTCGTTGACTGAGTTGATGAGTTGAGGTTTGTTAATATTGCGGAATGGCTTGCCAAACAATGAGAATGTGATGGCGTCCAAGAAAGTCGACTTTCCAGCACCGTTTTCACCAACGATTAGCGTCGTGGCGTTTTCATTCAGAGGAATCTCAGTAAAGACATTTCCCGTAGAAAGGAAATTTCGATATCTAACACTTTTAAATAAAATCACAGCGTCTCCATAGAAACGGCTTCGTTGTATACATCGCGCAGTACAGTCTTAATCTTATCTGATTCTACAGGTAAAGTCAAACCATCAACATACTTGTTTAAAATTGATATTGTATCTTCTGCTTGGTCAACATCAACTTCTACATTTTCATTAAGATGTGAAAAATCCTCAACGACTGAAACCTCTAGTGGATTTACTTTCGTAAGTGTATCCAATAGAGTGTCAAACAAAAATGAGTTATTGCGTTTTTCAACTACAATCTTAACATACTTATTCGTGAGATGAGAATAGTCTGCATTTACCAAATCATTGTAAAACAATTCATCATCGTTATACTGAATCTTGTAGAACATTTGTAATGGGTTCTTTATAAACTCTAACTGACGAGTCTCAGTGTCGTAGATATGGAATCCACGCTCGTCGTTAAAATCTGACCAAGTCATTTCACCTGGAGTGCCAACATATACAATACTTCCATTGTTACTCTTATGATGAAAGTGTCCTGAAAGAACAAGATCATATTTGTTCAATGTTACAGGATCCATGCCTTCATGACAAATATTGCCACGATCCATCTCAAATCCAGCAAGTTCGAAATGACCAAAGCAAACATCATTGTTGCTGTTTTGAATAAACTCTAGGATTTGTTTCTCGTTATCTTTACAGATCCAAGGAATAATATCGATACCGTTCCATGAACATGGTTCATTGTAAACATACACATTTGTATAATCTTGAAGCAATAACTCTGGGGAATTAATCTCCAAAGTATTTTTAAATGTGATGTCATGATTGCCTAGAAGAGTATGCAGTTCTAGATCAAGCCGATATATCTCATCAAAAAAATACTTGCGGCTAAGAGCAAGAGATTGAAAAGAAATATACTTCCGACGATCAAATAAGTCACCCAATTGAAATATGGTCCTAATTCCATGTTGCACCAAATACGGAAAAAAATGTTTACTGTAAAACTCACGATAATGATTATGAAAGGCAATGCTATCGCCTCTCATCCCAAAATGAGTATCCCCAAGTATTGCTATCTTACTCACTTAACTACATCCTCATCAACAAACTTTTCTATTCCTGCGGCTTTCTTGGCTTTCTTTTCTTTCCGAGCGTTTTCGTAATTTTGTATGAATTCGGAAATGTTTTCATACAGTTCGAATTGGCGGAAAGTTCCATCCTCATTTTCATTGAGTTCGAACTCATCGAGTATTCCAGCAGTTTCAGTTGATTTGTATTTGACATATAGTTGCTTCTTCTCTTTTTGGATACGACGTAAGAATGCATAATAAGTTATTTGTGTGAAATAAGCAAATGGGTTGCTAGATTTCGCGGGGTCAAAATTGTCAACATACATCACGCAGTTTTCAATTGCATCGGCAACCATTTCGTCTCTAAAAGTATACGACAAGAAGTTTGGCTTATGTGAAAGATTCTCAGCAATCTTCATAAAGCATTCAGCGACATATCTTGGGATTTGCGGTTTTGGTAAACCCAACCTCTTAGCCTTACGAATTGATATGCGATACTTCGTCATCTCTTTGAGGAAGTCTTTATTATTGATGTAGTGATTTTTAGCCATAATTAGTGTACTGGTTTATCCTTTTTGTTTGCCATTGCTTCAAGAATAGAAACAACCTTCTCAACTTTTTCATCCATTTGAGTTGCATTCTTTGAATTCGATTCTTTCTTTTGCGGAATACTTAATTTGTGCTTATTGCTATAGAAGAAATCTGCAACATATTCGTACTGCTCAACGAATTCTTGTTTCACTGGCGCTATTAATAGCACCTCATCATTATAAAACTCTACTTCCTGAATGTCAAGTATAGACTGCGGTAAATATTCGTTCATTAAAAGCAGTTGTCGATTTTCTTCAAAGATAGTTTCAACATCAACCCTGAGCGGCATTTCAATCACAATACAATCATCTTTATGGGTAACATACCCAATAATATCATCAGGAATAGATCTAAAACGGACAAACTTTAATTTTTTTTGGTTTGGCATTAGGTTATCCTTACATTGTTAGTTGCGAAAGGAAATTTTTCTTCACTATAGATCTTCACTCGTTCCTCGTAATGCTTCAATGTGAAGTTTGTATAAGGACCATAACGCAGATCGTCAGCGATATCGTATAGCGTAGCAGCATCTTTGTTTTCACCTAAACGCAACACACGACCGATAGACTGTAATGCTCGAATCTTACTTTTTGTTGGTGAGGAAAATATTATATTATGTAGGTTGCGAATGTTTACACCAGTCGAAAATGTTCCGTAACTTGCTACAATGATCGCATCGTTTTCTTGTTCAGTAATATGTCTTACTGCTTCGCGATCTTCTGCTTCAACCCCACCATGAATAAAGAATACTTTTCGCCCATTTGCTTTTTCAGTTATCCATTCATATAGAAGTTTACCGTGTTTCTCAACATAAGTAAATAAAACGAGACTATTGCCTTTAAGATTTAATGCAAGATCAGTAATGAATCTATTACGACCTTCGTGTTGAACCAGAAAAGCCATTTCATCCTGATAAGTAAATCCCTTAACAGTCTTGCATACAATCTCAGGATACTTCAATACAATACACTTGATACTGAAATTGGCTAATTGTTTGCGTTCAATAAGTTCTTTGGTAGAAATAACTTTAAATGTCGGACCAAACAATCCTTCAAGGACTAACTTGTTTACTTTACTGTCATCAAGTGTACCTGTTGTGCCAATACGAACATCACAGTTAATTAACTTGGTCATGATAGATGTAAGAGATTTGGCTTTAAAGGTATGCGCTTCGTCACCGATGATAAAATCAAACTGCGCAAAGTATTTCTTCGGCATGTCATAGATCGACTGCCATGTAGAGATAATCAAATCACTATCAGGGATTTTACTTTCACCACCATAAATCTTTTGGCAATACTTTTCTACATCCCATCCATTGATAGATGAGTAGTTCTTGAAGTCACTATGCATCTGAGTGACGAGGTTAATCGTAGGAACAATGAGTAATCCGCGCTTCTTACCTGTGTTCAACAGGTGGCGAATCACCATATAGATGATTAACGATTTTCCAGATGCCGTGGGCGAAATGAGTACAGTTCGCCGCTTCGTAAGTCCGACGCTAGAAGCGAGCAACTGATAATCTCGCGGCTCCATTGGAAGTGATAAAGCACTTGCCAAATTTTTCGTGTCAACAGGGTAAACATCCTTTTCTTCATCGATATACTCGCAGGTGTAGTTGCTGTCCTTGCAAAACTTTTTGATATACGGAACTAGACCAAGATAGATTTGTTTGGTCTTTAGATTCAAAAGTCGAATCTTTCCATCCCAGTATTTATTTTTAAACGCAGGTGAAAATTGATAACCTGGCGTTGAGAAGGTAAAAAATTCTGACATCTCTTGCAAGATGCCATCATCAGCATTAACTTGTGCATAGATGTTATTGAATTTTTCAACCTTCACATCACACATCAACGAGCACCCTGAATGAACTTTTCCCAGTCCATAAATGCACGCAGTTGATATGTCCTAGCGTTCAATTCTTTCATGACATTTTCGCAATACTTTGCTGTTTCTTCATGATAAGATTTCTTGCGCTTAATTTTGTTCAGGTCATCGTCGCCATCAATATACACAGCAATGTCCGACTTGAGAGTAAAACGAAATGGTTCCCAGCCAAGTTTATCAAGTTCTTCTTGGTCGAGTTTGCCATTGTAATACATCCATTTGAGTTTTTTGGTTTTATCAAATTCAAAGGAACACTTGCGTGCAGATAGCGTGTGTAATGACAAGTATTTGTTATACTTGTTGTGCAAAAGTGGGATGCGAAGAATTTCTTTACCAGGCTCAGTCGAATCGACATTACTGTCTTTTTCCCACTGTCGCATTATTTCTTCAAGTGGTGGTGTTTCCATAGTATAAAGGCATAAGTGTTAGGATCATATATTGTACTATAAGCCTGCAATAAAAGCAACCCCAACAATATTTGACACTGTAATTACAATGGAATATAATAGACTATGTAGTAGATGAAAGGACTACTCAAATTCTCTCATAGTTATAGTAAGAGAATCTAAAGGTTGCATCTGCTGTAATAATATTTTCAGCGCTATCAGCCGAAGAAAACATCAAACTGCCAACTGTTGTTGGGAAAACATCAACCATCTTAACTCTAAAATTTGCATTGTTTTTGTTTGTATAGATTGTTAGCGCGGCATCAGAATATACTGGTGGACGATTGTATGCGCTTCGAATATTTGCATTTGGTTGTGTTCTTGCAAGATTAATATACTCTTCGAAGTTTGTTGGGAATGTCGCGCCCCTAATCCAATCATGTAGTTCTGTCCATGCGCGCAAGTCTTCATCGACTAAAAATGTAATGTTAAATGTGTCGTAGATTGCCTTTTCTCCAGGCAGATACAAATCTACGAATGGCGTTGGCATAGGAATTTCAGTTAATGACAATCCTGGCAGATTAGCACTATTACAAAAGTATGTGACGCCAGGTAGTCTTGCAAAGTTTACCTGAAACTTTGTACTTTGCAATAAATCTGTGTTAATTGGATTGCGGTTTAGTACTGTCATATGAATCCCCCGAAGGATTACTTATTTAGTGCATAAAAAAAGGGGGAGCATTGCTGCTCCCCCCGTATCACTTGCCTTATTATTTTTATAAATTGGCAATAATATTACTGGTTGACATTCAACACAGCGAACTTGCGGTAGTAGACATTTGTATTTGTCGTAATAGCACCGTTAAGTCCTGCGTTTGAACCACCTGCGAATGGATTTGAGACCATGCCGTAGCGAGTCTTGAATCCAACCTTTGGTTGGTAGTTGTCAGGGTCAATAGCACGAACCATCTGTAGTGGGACGTATGGGCAGTAGAAGAGACCAGCGTCATATGGTGACGATCCCTTATAGCCAACCACAACATAATCCGTATTCGTTACAGAGTATGGATCAACATAGACCTTAATGCGTCCGAATAGGGTACCTGCGAAGGTATTGCCTGTATCGTCAACAGCTAGGTTGGTGTTGTTTGATAGTGCTGAGTTGTAGTCAAGAAGACCTGTCATTGCAAGAGCTGAAGCAACATCGGTTGAAACGATGAGCATATTGCCCTTACCACGACGTGTATCCTTCGCGATCTTGTTGCTTGCGCGCTCGATTGCGAATAGGAGGCTCTTGTACTTCTCAACCTGCCAGCGACCTGATGTATCAGTGTTGCTTGATAGATTGAAGACAGCTGAAGATGCGCCTAGGATACCAACATTGGCTGTTGCGTAGACTGTACGGACAACTTCGCGGTTGATTTCAGAAAGAATTTCAGTTGACAAAATGTTTGTCAATTCTGTTTCTGCGTCGAGACCGTGAATTGCCTTGAGGTCTTGTGCAAGTTCCATTGTGTAGGAAGCCTGTAGACCACGTGTCTTGGCTGTTACAGACACTCTTTCGATTGAGAATGCCATGTTTGCCATGACTTTCGTTTCGAAGTTTGCTGTAGAATCGCCAGTACCAGTGTTAGCAGTTGTCATTGAAGCGACATTCAATGATAGGTCGGAACGAACATTTGCGATGTCGCCGATTGTTCCTGCGAATACTGTGTTGGCTTCGTTGTAAAATGCTTCTGTACCATCTGGTGCTGCATATCTGCTGCGCATTGCGAAGATAAGTCCTGTTGGACCTGTCATTGGCTGCACGCCACAGATATCATAAGCCATAAGGTTTGGAAGTGCGCGACGAACTAATCCGATTAGGATTGGGTCGAAGCCTTGGATGTTGCCTGAAGATGGTGATGTTGGAGCGACGTTAATTGGCGTTGCTTCAAACAAGCGACCCATATTGGCAGCTTCTTCGTGTAGAGCACGTTCTTGGTTCTCGAGAACTAGGGCAGTAACAGCGCGCTTGTATGGATCGCTGATCTTTGGGAGTTCTGGGTGATCAAGAACAGGAGCCCACTTCTTTGCATGTGTTTCGTTAAGATACATGATAGATTTCTCCGTTCAAGTTAAAAATATCACTTTGGTAGTGATTTGGAAATTGCCTTAACATAATGACTCATAATACCATTAGCAACTACTTCAGGTTGTTCTGTAGACGTCTCTTCAGAAACCTTTACCTCACTCACGATTTTCTTTGTTGGGAAGTAGTTCTCGCGAATAACTGCGAGCTTATTATTAAACTCACCCTCTGTGGTGAACTCCACGCCCTCTGCGAGCGATTTCATTTTGCCGACTTGTACTTCGGTTAGACCTTCACAAATCTTGCGAATTGCTTCGTTTTTCTTGGCTTCGTTGAGTTCCTTTGAAAGAGCAACGAACTGCTCATCGCGAGCAGCTGACGCTTCTTCCAACTCAACAACTCTTTCTGCAAGTGATTCAGCAACTTCGAGCTTCTCGTCTGGAAGATCGATATAGTGCTCTGCGAATAGATTCTTTAGACCGTTGATGAAGTCTTCAGTTAGTTCTGAACGCAAACCAGACTCAATTGCTACTGCGTTATCTTCCATCCATTGCTCGACAACATAGTTGAGATACTCATCAACTTGTGTTGCAAGCTCTGCCTTGATTCCTTCAACTGCTTCTTCAAGAATTGATTCGTTGTCGGCAATAACATCCTCAACGATCTTTTCTACGCGAGACTGAACAGCTGCTTCGAAGATAGTTGTTGCTTTGACGCGGAACTCTTCAGAAAGTGATTCACCATTGAAAAGAGCATTGACATCTTCAGCCATTGAGCCTTTGTGCTTGGCGACCATGTCCATTCTCATTTTTTTCTTGGCTTCTGCTAGTTCTGCCTCAGAAATTTCTTTCTCTTCTTCATCTTCGTCGTTTTCTTCTTCATAGTCCTTCTTTTCGTCAAGGACTTCTTCTGTTTCTTCTGTAGCCATTTTCTTAATTGGCTCAGATGGTGCGCCGCTTTGTCCTGGCTTGGCTGCTTGCTTTACACTAGCTGCTGCCTTTTTGCCAACATCGCCACCGTCTGGCACTTCGTTTGTTTCGCCACCGAGGTCTTCTTCCGCGCTTGGAAGTTTTGCGGCTGGTTCCTTACCTGCTGATGCAAGTGATGCTTTGAGAATTTCAGCAGCAGATTCTGATAGAGACTTTGTCATTTTAGTTAACTCCTAAAGAAGTAAATATATTTATAAATTTTAAAGTTTTGACACAAAATTCTCAAAGATCTTCAATGAGATTTCGTCAATTTGTTTTTGCTTTGCGTTCTTAATTTGTTCATAATATGCGTTAACATCAATTTCTTTGACCTTACCGTTATCCCACACCCACTCTTTATTTTCCATAATACCTTGAACGAAAGCCCCTGGTGCGGACGGATCCGCTACGATATCTGCCGCTGTGGCTAGATAATAATCGTCTTGTACCACATTAACACCGTTCACTTCTTTAAGTGAACCCATGCCACGTGATGATACACCAAGAGTTGCACCGCCTTCCATAAGGGACTTGGCAATCTTACCCATTGGTGTTTCAAGAATTTTTGCCTTACCGATCCACTGATTACCTTCTTGCTTTAAAGAAGTGATTAAGTGTGATACTCGGTCTAGATTGATTGATGGTGAATCTGGATGACCCAATTCGCCGAATGCGCGATTCTTAGTTACATACTCTTCGTTGTAACGATTGACTTCTTTTGCAAGAGTGTCAGTCTTATACATACGACCGTTGCGATTCTTAGTTTCTGCAACAAGAAATGGACCTGAAATGTAAAGAGTCTTCACACCGTTCTTTTCTTCGGTGATTAACTTTACTGATTCGATTGTTTCTGTGATTAGTTTCATTTATTTTAATCCTAGTGATTGTCTACGACGCATTGATCTTTTTCTTTTGATTAATGCTCTTGCTGCTTTTGCTTTACGCTTAATCTTACCCTTACGCTGCGAAATTCTTCTTTTTAGTCTTTCAGCTGAAGTCATACGAGTAACTTTACCACCACGAATTGTATAACCCTTTACAGCAGAAAACTTCTTTCTGCGTTGCACTGTAACCTTACCTTTAACTGTACGCACACGAGCACGAACAAGTTTTGTGCGACCCATGCGCACAACATTACGATTGCGTTTTACCGCCTCAACAATAATATTCTTGATGGCTGAGAAGATGCTGCTCATTTGCCACCAATCGAAAAGTTTACTTTGCTCAAGGAAAAATGTGCTGCCTTTTCAAATCCCTTTGGCGTCGTAAGCATCTCAGCAAACTTCTTTTTATTTTCGTCGTTTAATGCACCATGGACCATATGAATGGCTTTTGCTGCACCATGACTGACTTTAAGTTTAGAGCCATCATCAAATTTCATATGACGAGCTGTTTGCTTTGGTGATTCTTCTTGAGCATATTTTGCAACTTGATCAAGGCTTTCCATTACATCTTCAACTTCTTCAGAAACGCTAGTCAATTCTTGTTCTGGTCCAGTTGAAGAATATGGTACTGTAAATGACAACCCGAGCTTTTCGTTCTTATACAATGCAACACGCTTACCGTCAGGGAAAATTCTAATTCCTTGACGCTTTAATATGAGCATCATAGGAGGATCGCTGAATGTTGCTTCGCTAATATAATCGTCGCGGGAAATTTCGTAACCATTCATAATATTACGGCGAACAGCAGTTGTTGATTGCTGAGAACCAAGAGCTGCTGATGCTGTAGATTGATAGTAACGATTTAATACATCGCGTTGATTTTTTGGTAGTTTTGCAACATCACCAACTTTAGCGTGACGCGCCATTGCAAGTTTGAGTGCAGGCAACTCACTGGTTCGCATCAAACCAGCTCTAACTAACTGAGCAATACGCTGCGCGTTAGTTCTGTTCTGTGTCTGCTGATTCTTCTGCTGTTGGTTCATGCTGGATGTCTGTTGATCCATCTGTTCCGTCAGCTTCGATCGTAGCGTCTGTAGTTTCATCGGTTTCTTCTTTGCCTAATAGGTTAGATGCGAGTTCTACTTTTTTAATTTCTAAAGCGTCTGTAACTTTAGCAGCCATAGCGTTATTAAATGCTGTTTCTAGAGCATCTTTATCGCCAGCAATTGCTAAATTTACTAATTCTACGGTATCCATAATATCTCCAATTATTTAGTTAGTTGTGATTTAAACATTTGATTAATATCATTTGCTTGAGGTGCTGCTGTTGGTTGTGGTTCAGCAACACCAGGTGCAGCACCAACCTCAATAGGTTCTGGTTCTTCTGCTTTTTCTAATTCAATCTGTTTTGCGATTTCTTCAATCTCTTCTTCGTTCATGTTCAATACTTTCTTGCGGATCCAATCCTTCGAGAAATATACACCAACATATGGATCAATCTGTTGCATAACCTGCAATCTGTTTGCCAATAGTTCAGATGCCTTTAGTTCTGCAAAATTGTTATCCTTTAAGAAGTCGTAGTGTATCTTTTGCTTTAATTCGTTCCATTCGTCTACCGAACAAATGCCCTTTAATGCAAGTTGACGCTCCATAAGTTCATCAAACATTAATGAAAATTTGTCACGAAGTCGTTCGATAAACTTCATAAACTTCAATTCATCGCGTGTTACTTCTGTAGATCTGCCAAGTGTAAATCCTGTAGTAGATTCTAGTCTTGAAACAGGAACATTCAATGACTTGTAAAGTTTCTGTTCAAAATACTTAACATCAGCAAGTTCACCAAGATTTTCACCAGCTGGTAGCGTAGTAATCTCTGTTGACTTACCTTCACCGCGACGTGGAATCCAGAAGTCTTCCATCATTGACATAAACTTACGATCGTCTTTGACTTCGCCAGTTGAAGAATCATAAACAACCTTGTTACGGAACTTCGTCATAATATCACGAAGATATTGTTCTGATTTAACCTTCGGCATATTACCGACATCGATATAGAACACGCGGCGTTCTGGTGCGCGAGAGATACGATAGATAACGATAGCATCTTCAACCATACGAAGTTGGTTGAGTGGTTTGATTGCCTTATGTAGATAAGACAGTACCATCTGGCGTTTAGGATCCATTAACCCAGAGTTTACATTTACAACAGCATCAGCAGCAATCTTTACTCCTGCATCGCTTGGTGATGAAACAAAGGTTTGACCTAGCGTAGTTGCTTTATCGTTGTAAACATAAAACTCGCGAGAGCCTGTAACAACTTCAATGCCTGTTCTTGGATCTTTCTTTTTATCTACAACTCTGACCTTTTTAATCTTGCGAGGGTCGAGATATACTAATTCACGAATACCAAGTTTAGGTTGTTTTTCGTCAATTAGAACTTGATAATACAATCTTCCATCAATATACCAACGGCGAAACAGGTCATTGCCGTTGTTAGAAAAGTTTAATAGACGCAGAACTGCATCGAACTCTGCGCGAATCATATCTTTAATATTGTCTGGTTGATCTAGATCGTCAAGAATAATCGTTACGGATTTACCTTTTTCGTCATGAACAACAGACTCATTGACGACATCATCGATTGCTGCTTCAAGTTCTGGCTGCATAGCCATTTCACGATAACGAGTGATAAGATCGTTTTCGTTTTTAAATGTAGCATCAAGATCCAAATATGTGCCAAAATACCCACCAGAAGTAATGTTTATTGCACCATCATCTGTAGTTGGTGTAGTAACTGCTGGTTGTAACTGCTCTGTTTGATCAGCACGGACTATCTGGAATCCAAATAGATTAATTCCTGCCATATGTTAACTCCATGATAAAATAATAATGCAAATGATCAAACAACGCTTTCGGCAGCTGCTTCCCACCATTGATATGCAAAAGTCACTGAGTATTCTTCGATGGAGTCATTATTACCCCAGTCAAGATCTATTGGTGCGAGGTCATTTGGGAACATGCCAATAAACTTGTATTGTTTGATGAGATTGCCTGTTTTGCCATAGTGCTTAACGAGGGCATCTTGACCATAAGAACTTGGCGTTGCAGCAGAAGCGGAGCGAGTGTTAAAACGATGGGAATTGATTCCGTTCATCCAACGCTCGAATGCGTTACGGACTACGAAATCTTCATCGTTTAGAACGGTTACTGTCCAATCTGCGAATGTGCGGTTGCCAGCAAACTTTACTTCGCGACCGAAGTATTGTACTGGTACTACGCCAACTGTAGATCCTGGGATCTGAGCAGTTTTACAAACGAAACGCAGCTTTCTTGCTGCGTTCCCTGGTTGCGCAAAAGGTGGAAAGTTCATCTCGACTTCAAAGAGATTAGCGCGAGCGCCATCAAACTGCATTTGAGAACGAAATTCAGATACATTAAAAGCCATTGTATTCTCCTGACTTTATCCTATTCTATTTATTAGAAGCGTCCAACGATCTCGTCGAAGGCTACGCCACTGCGAACAGCGACAAAGTTCAACTGGATGAAGTTTACACTTCTTGCTGGTTTGATGTAGATATCGCCAACAAACTCGTTGCGGTCAATAACTCCTGCTGTATTGTTTGTTTCGTCACAAACAACGCGGAAGTCAAAGATACCACGACGACCCTGAACATCTCTGAGGAATGGTTCTACAAGTGCCACGAACTGGCTTCTTGTAAACTCATCGTTGAACTCAAAGAGGCTTGAACGAGCAGCTGTAGAAATTGCTTTTTCAAGAACAATAAAGAGGCGACGAACATTGATACGGTCAAAGGCACTTGGGCGACCCTGTAGAGTCTTGTCTCCGAAAAGAACAGTACCTTCTCCTGGGAAGGAAACAACTGGGTTTACACCTGCCTTGTATAGCGTATCGCGCTCTGATTGAGTTGGGTTAAATGCCAACTTAACAAGATTACGAACCTGACCGCGATTTAGACCAGCTGGCGAGAACCATGGGTCGCGTTGTAGATCTGTACGAACGCAAAGACCAGCAATATCAGCATTGAGTGGAACCCAACGGTAGACATCGTTGTACTTGTCGTACTGATACTTCCAACCTGAATCCATCACACCGTAAGATGTATCGGTTAGAGCATTGCGGTGGTTAACAACTGCAGACACAGAGGCTTGTGAGCCAACCACATTTGCGTACGCAGGTGATACGAACGCAACGCAGTCCTTACGACTTGCTGCAACTGTTAGGTATTCGTTTGATACTGTTACTGGATTAATTGCAGAATTTGCTCCAATGCCACAGTCACCTGTGAAGAGTAGAGAAATATCAATTTTTTCCTTGTTATCAAACAAGTCAACAGCAGCTACCATATCGCTCTGCTTAACAGAACCGTCGGCACCATTTGCAAGCGAGTAGTTAGCAACAGCTGGCTGGTGGAACTTGTCACCAGAAGCATTTACTGTAGCAACTGTCTGACCCCATGCATTGGTTGCGTTTGCACCAGAGGCATGTCCTAGCCAGTGAATCCACTGTGAGTTACGGTATACAACTTCCTTATAATAGATTGTTGAACCATCATCGCCGCGAGCATCGCTTGCCTTTGATAGATTTGCCCAACGCTCTAGAACTGTATTTGCTGTTCCTGTTAGGAGACCGTCTTCGTCAACTACGATGACATGCACTTCGTCCTTTAGGTTTGCGTTTCCAGTTGTTGCAGCGGCATAGTTTGATGTGTTTGGTGCAGCATCGAAGAATGATGCATATGCCCAGCTCGAGAAGGATGCTTCTTCAGAGCAAACAGAAACTTTAAGAGAATTTCCTAGAGCACCAGGATAACGAGCAGCCCACTGGACTACTGTATTTGATGCCGCATACTGATTGTTGAAGTAATCTTCGTCATTTGCAATCGTTGCATAGTGGCTTGTGTTTGAAACTGCATTGTTTGATGCATTTGCACTAACAGTTGGGTTAATTACACGAACGACGCGAAGGTCGTTGCCGTATGCAAGGAAGTTTGCTGCAGCCATAAAGGAACCTGCAGTATTTGCGTCTGGTGCAAAAAACTTTTGTGCCAAATCAGATTCGCTTGTGACTTGGACAATGGTGTTAGCTGGACCCCAGCGGAATACGCCAACGGTTGCACCAGTTGATGTTCCGACTGCAGGTACGGATGTTGTAAGATCAATTTCAGAAGTGTTAACTCCTGGAGAAACTAAAAATGCCATGGGTTTACTCCTGTCTGGGAGAATAGAAATTCTACGGTTTATTTAGTAAATCGGGGTTTTTAATGCTCGACCACTTTCCATGCTGAACCACCAGACACAAAATCAAACTCTCTTCCATCTACATCAATATGCCCAGCTAACGGCATAGGCAACGCATCTTCTTCAATCTGTCTCATTTGTTCTTGGTATAAACGCTCTTTAAGATTTGTGTTCGTTAAATCTGCAAAAAATGACTGATTTGTTGCCCAAGAAAAAAGTACAAGGCACATTACTAGGTCGTCATGACTACCATCATCAGCCTCGAAACTGGTTCCTTTAGCAATAAAGGTTGACAATTCTGCAATAATATCAAAGTCTTCAATGATTAATTTTTGTTGTTCGAT